TGAACGTCAGCTGCAAGTAGCTGCCTGAGCCGCTCTTGGTGGCCTTCATCTCCGATTCGGTGATGGCGGCCAGATAGTCACCCTCAGGCAAGGGTTCAAAACTGGTGGATGGTTCGACTTCGTGGGCGTTAAAGTTGTTCAGGTCAGCCATGCGTAGTCTCCTTCTCTGTATGGGTGTGGGTGTCACTCATTGCCGCCATGAGAGCTGGCCACGACAGCGGCAGTTCGGCGGGTAGGGAATAGCGGTTCTTGGCCAGGACGACGTTGGTACCCTCTGTCAGCAGCGTTCGCTTGTCCCCATCACGTGCGGCATACAGCACTGCGTCGGCCCACTCGATAAAGGGCGGTGCAATCCAGTGGGGCAGGTCCGGCCCGGCCAGGCGCAGGTCGAAGCCTTCCGGGGTCGTCATACGTGTATTGGCGGCATGGGCCAGCAGGATGATGGCCACGCCGTTGTCAGCCACGGTGTTGAGCATCGGCAAGAGGTCGCGGTAGACGATGTTCTGGACAATTTCACGCGCCTTGAAGTAGCCCCCGTGGGCCGTGCCCAGTGTATTGGTGATGTCGCCGGCGGACTTGCCGTCCAGGTCCAGCACCACGTGCTCGACAATCCGCTGGACCATCCAGTCGATGGTGTCGATGGCCAGGGCGGCCATCTCCTGAGGCGGCGTGGTCGCGATCTCCACCAGCCACTGGCGCATCTGGGGCCAGGATTGCAGGTAGGGTGTGCGTTTGAGGCCGGGCACAGCGCCAGCGCCGTTCTCGCAGTCGATGAGCACCGCGCCGGCCGAGGCGGCGAACGTGGTCTTCCCAGTGCCGGGTTGGCCGTAAACGATCATCTTGGGCGGCGCGGGTGTCGTGGTGGTAATCAGCGAATCTGTTAATGCCATGTGCTTTTACTCCTATGTTTGTGAATTTTGCCTAAGAAAAAAAATGCGCCCGGGCGGGTGGCCGTCGCTCGTTCATGGACCCGCCACCAGCCGCCCGGGCGCCAGATAGGCTCACGCAACGTCGAGTATGCGAATTTCCTCGTACCCAGTGGGCCATTCATCGCGCTGGCGACAGAGCAATAGCCGCCGCATCGCCGCCTCGTTTTCGCTTTGGGCGATGGCCAACGTCTCGTCGCCGACACGCCAGACACCACAGCGGAAGGGTTCTTTCTTCTCGACCGCCACGAGGTGAACGGGCACCAGCAGGCCATCGAGATGTCGGGCCAGCACGGCCCGGTAGAAGGCGAGCTGCCGCTGATAGCCGAAGCGCCGCGCGTCGGACTCAAACCATGTGAGGTCATCGCAGGTCTTAAGGTCCACGAGGCCCCGATGGGGATGCAGCCAGTCGAGGCGAATCTGACAGGGCGTGTGGCAGTACTCGGCCCGCACGACGCCCTCGGCCCGGCCGTAGAGAAGCAGATCGACGGCCTCGTCGTTTTGGGCCACGCCGCCAGCCATCTGTTCGATCAAGTCGACCTGCTCGTGCGAGAGTACCGGCTTGCCCTGCGCGTGGGCCCAGGCGGCAAAGGCCTTGGTCGTCGAACCGAAGGGTCTATTTGTTTTCGGATTGATGGGCCCGCCCAGGGCAAAGGTGGCCTCGTAGACATCACGGCCCTCGAGAATGCGGGTATGGGCAGCGCGGCCCAATAGGTAGGCCGGCGAGTCTTTGTCCGCAATCAGACCCAGATCCTTCTTGCGAAAGAGCAGCGGGCACTTGATAAAATCCAATAGCCGATGGCTGGAGAGAAACGCACACGCCCGGGCGTGGTATTGCTCCGCCGGCTCGACGTCCAAAATGTTCAGGTCGATGGTCAAATCCATACTGCTTGCTCCCGTCTCTGTGGCCGCGGCAGTTTGCCATTGGCCTCCCATTAGTCAATTACCCGGCGCAGCGACAAACTGGCGTCGCAAATTTTTGGGTACGTATTCGCCCAGACCTTTGGCGTAGAATATTTCGCGTAGTTGCGCGAGGTGTTTGTCGCGGAACGTCCGCCGCGGCACCCTCAACTCGCGGGCGACCTGCGAGACGCATTTGCTCTGCAGCATCTCGGCGGCCCGACGCAAATCAGGTGGCAGGTCAGCCAGCACCGCCTCGATATCCAGGTGAAGGTGCCCGCGCTCCTCGGCGGGGCGTCGATACTTACCTCTGCGGATGTCCTGCTCGTCCTGGCTGATCGTGGCCAGTCGCTGTACGGGTCCGTCTTGGCCCACATCAATCTCATCGTTGATTGAGCAGACCTCGCGGCGGCGATCCCGCATCGCCATCTGGCGATGCCGCATCAGATTGCGGCGTTTGCGATCAACCACACAAGTGACGAACAGTTTGTAATTCGATTTGCTGGGGTCGAATTTCGTGAGCCGCTCGAGCAGGTCCATGGCCATGTCCTGTTTGATATCCTCGAGGTCGTCGAAGGTGGACCCTGCCTTGCCGACGAGCTGGCGGGCCTTGCGGTTAATCTGTCCCAGGGCAAAATCATTGAGTTCATACGCGCTTCGATTGGTGTCCATTTGGAATCTCCCTTGGCCGGGAGACGTCGCGTGGGTGCCAACCGAAGCGGTGACCACATACAGTGGAGGCGTTGCAGGATTACCGCTTTGTGCGGCACCCACAACGCCTCCACTTCGTGGCCGGTCAGTTGTGCTGTGTCTTTACATGTTCAGTTACATTCTGTCTGGGGAGCCGACCCCCGTTGCTCAGGCGTACACCTCCTCGACGGTCATCCGGAAGGGAAGACCGCGTTGAATCTCGATGGAGCGGATGACGCCGTCGCCCAGTGCCTCCAACTGGGCCAGCAGTTCGCGGACCGGGGCCTTGAGCGCGAAGTCAGCCTTGGCCATCTCGGGACGCGGTCCGTTGTCGCCGCCGAACTTGATCTCGCGGACGATACGCGGCGGCGGGTCCATCACCGGCTGGCCCCGGCGGATCGCGAGCCCCTCGATGCGGCCGAAGTTGATCCGCTGCATCTCGGCGAGAAGCTGTTGCTGGGAGGGCGAGAGAGAAGTTTTCCGATCAGCCATAACTCGTTCTCCTTTCAGGAGGTAACGGGTTTTTGGCGCTCGGCGTGGCCCCAACCTGAGGCCATGAAAAACGCCGGATGCGCCTTCATGGCTGAAGGGGCGTCATCCGGCGTAGCAGAGGCTACGTTTGGCGTAGCCTCGGATTTTCTTCAGTTTTTTCGCGTCAGTCGTTCTTCACTGGGCGAGTCTCCCATACCAGCCCATCTTCGGGGACGTATCGCGGCGCGTTCCCAAACTTGATGGCCTTGCTCAAGTGCTCGGCCAGAGCGGGGTCAGTATCCTTGATCTGCTTCTCAACGACTCGTTTCACGTTGTTTCGGAAACTATCGCGGATGTTCTTTCGCTTGTCCTTGGCCTGCTTGAGCCTCCCGCCTATGCCGACGGCCTCGTTAATCTTGGCTGTGATCATGGCCAGATCGTTCTCATATTGCGTTTCAAGGACGTTGTTGTTGTCCCGGCGGGCATTCTCGATGTCGACGAGCAGTTCCTGAGCCTTTGCGCGGTATTCTTTGATCGCATCCCAGTCAGAGATATTCCCCAAGCTCGCAAGCATCGGATTCGACGCCGATTGAAGCCCTGCCTCGATGGCCTCGTGAGCACTGACGGTATGATCGCAGAAATCGATAGCCGTGCTGCACACGATGTCGATGGCAGGTCGTGCCTCACCTGGGGACGACAGCAGGTATTGGATATAGCTGGCCCCAAGCCAGGGGATCACGGTAAAGACGTTCTGGCCTCTGAACCGGACCTGCCACCCGCCACCACATCGCCGGAATATGTTGTCCGGCATCTGCTCCTGGTAAACGGGAACGACCGGAACCGAAGTGGGCAGATTCGATTCGTAGATGATCCGCATCATGGCATCCGCTGGCATAATGCGTTGTCGGATGGCTTTGCCGTGAATGGCGAACATCTTCTCGACGACGCCGTTCACTTCGGCAGAATGCCGCTTGAACATGTCGAAGCAACGTTGGGCACTGGCACCAGGATCACCATTGAGGAAAGGTAAGGCCCGGGCGACTTCCGGGTATCTCGCCATGAACTGAGTTACCCCGTCCACGTTGTCCACCTGGTTCGCACGTTCCAGGTAGCTTGCCACCATCGTCTTGTCTTCGTGAACCTTCTCGTTCTTGGTGCGGCTTTCCGTGAAGAAGTCGACCTTGTAATGACCAAGCGGATCATTCGCCTCCATGCCTGCAGCAATGACCGCGAACCGACGGTCGATGCACTGGGAGCATGTCCCGCAATGCGAATGCTCTTTTGTCATTTCCCAGGTATGTGTGCAGCTGATCGACGGTGCGATCATAGCTTGGCAGTCGGCCTTGGCGACAAGATCGACGACTTCGCCCTTGGTCTTCCAGAGGAATGGATTCTCAACCGTGAAGCTCTCCCCAGCCATGAGCGACAGCAATTCTTGGAACCCATTCAGAACACGAGGATGAGTTGTCCGAGTTGCCTTGCCGCCTACCACCTGGGCACAGACCGGCAAATTCATGCTTATGATACCATTCTCATAGAATCGCACGCTCGACTGGCCCAGCATATTGGCGATAGCCGCCCCGAGAGACACGAACAGAAACGACCGCGTCCGTTGCGTGTACTCCTTGTTCATCCACTTCTTCTTGTGGATCATGACCCGGATATGAGTCGGCGGGTTGCCTGCGGCCTTGGCATCGAGGAGTTCACGGATGGCGGCATATCGCTTGTCGAGTTTCTGCGTTGGCCGATGATTGACCAGAACCACACGACGCTTCTGGTTGATGATTTCTTCGATAGCACCACCAAGCGAATCTAAGCCACCGGAGAACATGACCACCTGCTCCGGGAACCCGAGTATCTGTCCATTGTCGTTGAAGTTCAGGAACGCCTGGAATGATGTTCGCTGCTTGATCTTAACGAAGTCGAATTCGTAGTGGTCGTCTGACAGGAAACCGAGCGTGCCCCGCAATCGCTGCGTTACTTCGCCGGATTGCCAGAACTCCAAGTCGCGAACAGGCACGACGAAATGAAAATGGCGTCGCCAGTTGTTGCCGAAAGTGTCGACGTCCTTCGCTCCCCGGTGGGTTGCCTGATCCGCCGAAAATACATACGTGGCAATATCCAGCAGGTCGTGGAAGCGATCGGGAACGTCCTTGTACATCTGCGTCCGAATGTCATCGATCTGCAAGGTGATCTTGTTATCGTCATCCGGCCCGTACAGATGCAATCGCAAAGAATCGGCCTCGTGTTCGGCGGGTAGTGCCGTGGCGGCATCGCCGCAAACTATGTATCGCTTACTCTGCATCGGCTTTGGCTCCCGCTTTCAGTTCATCCTTCATCTTCTTCAACGCCCAGGAAGCAAAGCCTCGAACCGAGTCGCGAGAGATGTCGCCGCCTTCTTCATAACGGTGTTTTGAGAACCACTCTCCTGAAAACTGCTCAACAATCGTGGACGCCTCACGGCAGTGCGTTGAGAGCGCCCCTTCGAACTGTGCCATCTGGTTGGTTGTCGGAAATCGCTGGCCCTCTCCGAGATTGGTCGCCAGCGTCTGGCTCAAGAAGTAATTCATGCACTCGGTCGTCAATCGGGAGTAGAAATCCCGCGACAGCCGCCCAAATTCCTTCTGCTTCCCAAACTCCGTCAACGCTTGCTGCGTGTCGTTGACCTGCATATTGAACAGCGATTGCTGCTGCAACTTTGGCTCCATCCTATGGATCACCGCATCAACCAGGGCACGCTGGGCCAACTCGCCGAGATCTGAATGCCCACCGTTATTCGCAGCATGATTGTCCAAGGCCTCCGTAAACGCCGCGACGACGCCGGGAAGCGAGGTGTTGTCCGGGATGTTCACGCCCTGCACCCGCAGATGCTCAAGAGGATTCTCCTGCTTGGCAGCAAGGCCCAGTTGGGTCATCAGCCAAACGGCCTGGTTGTAACCGGAATCGTCGTTGACGAAGGAGAATGCGTCGTCAGCGGCTTTGATGGTGGCGTTGGCAACCTGAGGCACGTCGGCCCCGGCGGCAATGAGCTCCACAACGTCACGCCACTTTCTCGTTCTCGGTAGTTGTCCAAGCCTAACATGTCCCATGGAACCACGCCCCCGTCAGGTGTGAATACCGAGTACAACTCCAGCGATGTCTTCCAAGGCACCGAACTCCGTGTGTGTTATCAATGCTCTCCGCAATCGACGCCGACGTGCAGCAATCGGCTTGCTCGGGTCGGCGATGTTCTGGTCGGCAGCGATCAGCGGAGCTGCCAAACCAGCAAGCTGCTCTGCGAGGTTCCGTATCTCGACATGGTCGAGGTTCGCAGGCTCAAATGTCGGGATCACCCGATTCGGCAGTGTGTGAAGGTGCCGTGGTCCAAGTTCGCCCTCGGGATTGAACTCGCGGATCGCCTGCGTGAGAGCATCCGTATTGATCAGCCCCACTCGATACCAAGCCTCGTCCATATTTGCAACCAGCGTCCAATACAGCGTCTGGTCGACTACGATGTCAGGCAACTCCGCCAGCGATAGAACGGCCGCACACGCCACGCCTCCACCGGCTCCGTTCAATACCAGGTACTGGTCCGGCGGGAATACTTGCATGCGGAGCTTCCGCCGTTCGTCGATCTTCTCATGCAATGGCTTGACCACATTTGCCTCGGTCATTGCGCGGTCGATCCGCTGGAATCGCCGAGCGGTCTGGGTAAAGCCGGAGGTGCGGATTGCGGCGGTGTCCATGATTTCCCACTGGCCATCGTCGTCGCGCCGCGCGGGGATGCCGATATGCACAAAGTTGCCGTCCAAGGTGAAGGGCAACAGGTTGAGCGACTGGGCCATGCGGTGAACAAAGCACGGGGCGACACGGCCTCCGAAGGTCTCGTCTTTGAGCTTCTTGGCGTCCTTGACCGCGAAGAACCCCGCGTCGTCCCGTCTTGGCGTCCGCACGCGCCACTCGCTTCCTCTGCGGTCCTCGATCTCGGCGCAAACGCCAGGCCGAGGCATCAGGTCTGCACCTTGAGGAGGGACCTCGTCGGTTCCCGATGTAACCGCTGATGTCGATCCGCCGAGGACCCACGCAGTTCGACGGCCAAGATTCCTCGCACTGAGCGGCGTGTCCTGGACTGTGGTGTCTGCGGCGATGGCACCTTTGGGGCATGACCGAACAACGCGCGCAATAGAGGGGTGTTTCACGCCAATCAAAGCCACCGACCGAATCTTGAATGTGCCTGGTGCAATGCCCCAGACCTCTTGAAGCTCGAAGGGTACTGGGCGATCCGCTTCCAAGTAGCTGGCGTCGCGGAGCTTCTGATGGTTCATGCCGTCGAGAACTGTACCCGGGACGAGGCAGGCAACGCTTGCCCCCGCCTTGAGGTAGCGATCCACAGCGTGGAGCAGATGTGTTGTGGCCAATTCGACGTGCAGATGTGCTGCTCCGCCAGGTTTGATGCCATAGGACGATGCCCGGTTGGAGAGGGATTCCCTGTAGGGGTTATCCGCGAATTGGCTCATCGCAAGCCACGGTGGATTCGACACCAGCCCATTGAACTGGCCAGCCAGTAGGCCTGGGCGGTATGTGTTGCGCAGGATGAATGCCCAAATGCCGTTCCTGTTGTTCACCGCAAGCTCGCCCATCCTCAGGGCGAGTTCGTGAACCGATTCGGCGATCCTCTCTTTGTCCCCATCCGACAGTTCGTAATCGCCGCGACCAGCCAGGGCAGTCACAAGCTGATCTGCCCGTTCTCTGGTGATTGCCGTCGCGTTGCCGTCATCCTGAGCCTTCCGCGCCTCGTCGTAGCACCAGTCCACGATGTCGTCAAACATGGACCTGAACGCTGGCGTCACGAGCATGCCAGGCAATGTGATCCGCTCGCCGTCCAGATCAACGAGAATGTCCGCAGCTTCCCCCGGTGACGGCATCCTGTCGGTAATCGGGGTTACCGCGAACAGCGAGTCGGCGTGATAGACAGGAACTGTTACCGGCACAGTGGACGTCCGGATGTCTCCAGCGAGTGTGACAACCCACGTGGTCTTTGCAAGCATGACGGCGAGGGGATCGATATCAAACCCCGTCACGGCAGTGGCCAATTCCGCCAAGCCTGCGGAAGGTCTTGCTACCTTGGCTGCCTTGATTACCTCCGCCATGATCGATCCCGATCCACAACACATGTCCACGAAACAGGGAGGCTTCTTGCCAACCAAAGATACCGCCTTCATGGCCAATGCCCGCGCTATCCATTCGGGCGTCCACTCCTGGCCCAGGAGCTTACGTTGCGTCTTTCGCGCCAACTGAGCCATCAAGCGGCCGAACAGGTCTTCCTCCCGGATCACCGAGAAGTCATACGCATACAGGTCACGCTGCATCTCCCGAGCGACTGGAAGGAGGCGAGGCAAGTGCTGCGGCCGCAGCATCCAACCGAAATAGTCCTGCTCGACCATATTCCGAAGCTGGAATCGCGTCTCGAAGTGCTGACCGTTGAGGACTTGGGCGAGCTCCGTGTCGGTGCTCAGACACGCGCGTTGCTGAAGGATGTTGGCGCACAGCAGCCTGGCAAGGATGGCCACGTAGGCCTCATCAACGTAGGCAGATGTTCGGAACTCGCCTTCTTGGTGTTCAAGGTAATCCACGAACCGGGACCACAGGTCAGTAGCCAATGCGATGGAATCATCTGAAGACCGCCCGTCCTCGACGAACTGGACAAGCGAGTTGACGTTCCTGCCGTAGGCAGTGCTCTCCAAGCCCAGGTCGCCCGCAATGAAATCGGCAGTGATTGGGCGCGATTGCTCCCTGGCAAGGTGCTTCTTCAGGAAGCCGAGCAGACGTCGGGCCGTGTCATCATCAGCGGCTTTCGCCCGGAAGGACTCGACTTCCAGCAAGGTCACGTCTTCGTCCGTGCAGTCCGCCGGTGTCACGCCGCCCGCGAGCTGAATATCGTAGACGTGCCAATCCACGGTGTCCGAGAGCACTCCACGGACCTGGCTCACGGCCATCTCGGCCCGAAGGGCACCGGCGGCGTATTCCTTCACCTGCTGGTAGCCCCGATTCCAACGAGCCTCAAGTCGAAGGTCGGGCTCGTACTCGATCACGGTGGAGCGTATCAGCGTATCGATAAACCCTTGAGACGTTCCGCCGCCAGCTCGACCTACGCGAGTCGACGCTTCCTCTCCCTCGGTATAGTGGTCAATCCAAGACTGGTCCTCTCGGCTCGGGAAGATCTGCCGAAGGCGAGAGGCCAGTTCGCTGCGAAGCACAGCCTCGGGACGCCCTGCATCCCGCAGCCGACGGCACCGAGAGATCATCTCTTTCGCTGATGTTAGGTGGTCAGACATACTATCCCCTCTGCCGAGCTTGCTCAGCATTCTCGATGAAGGTGAGTAATCGCTCATTCATTGCTGATATGGAAGGCATGCCTGCGCGACCGCCAAGCACTGCCTTGGTAACGATGAGGTCTATCGCCGTGATGGCGCTACTGTTCCCCAAGGACGCCAGTTGGCCGATCTCCTGATCAGTGAGCCTGGGCACTGGAAGTCGCTTAAGGTGCGTCGCCTCTAGTTTGAGTGCTCCGCCGCCCATGGGCGTGCCGATGGTCTCCATGCATGCCCGCGACCATGAGCTCAGCAACAGAGCGCAGATTGCCAATGGCGTCCATCGGCCGCTCTCAGACCAAGCCGTTGAGAAGTTGGCGTCGACGACCACGGGATCACTTCGGTTGGGCATGGCCATTGGAGTTCGCTGGTTGATGCGAGGCACAAAGGCATCGGGTACGTGACGCCGAACGAGGTTCGGCAACATGTACCAGAATCTCTGGGGCCTCGGTCTTCGGCCTTGCACGGCTGATCGTACATTTGTCTTTACGGCCGAAAGCTCCGGGATCACGGCTCGCTTGACCCTGTCTGTTCGTGACTGGGAAGCGCACCGAACATGCGCCGCCAGTTCCGTTGGCATTATGGCAGGCATGGGCTGGGAGAGTTGCTTATAGATCGCCCCCGATTCTTCCACTGCCGGATGATCTTCAGGCAGCACGTATCCCGATAGGTTCAGCAACCGACCCGGCATCGGGAGGCCCGCCGCATAGGATTTCAGCTCTGCCTGCCGCCGTAGGGCAGGGATGAGGGCATCCGCTGGAACCACGAGGTGGTTGCCACCGAAGAGTTCGCTCAGTTGTATCCGTGCCCAGCCCTGATCGGTAGCTTCAACGAGGTCGACATAGAAGAAGTTATTGCACCCCGTTCGCAGTCCCTGGCTGACTTTGATGCCAAGATGCTCCAGCGTTGTCAGGGATTCGGGAACGACATCGAGTGCATCAGCAAGGGCATGGGGTACGCTGCAATCAACGGCCGACGTTGAGCCGTCGAACAATGGTGCGTTCCCGGTAACTGGCTCCAGGCGGGAGAACCACTTCGCAGAACCACACCTGGAGATGACCGCAGCAACCTCATCCTCCAACTGCCGCTCGACGCGACTGATGCCAGAAACACCATCGCCCGTCGTCTGAAGCCATTGAGCGAAATTTCCTTCGGGATCGTCCGAAGGGAAAGCTGATCCTACAAGGCTGTCGCTGCCTTGCGCCTCGGGTGCGATCTCGACCCATGGGAAACCATTGGTTGTTCCGCTGCGTTCGGCAAGGGGTATGCAGGCCTCTTCAGGTGAGAGCCTGGTGGCGACGACCAAGTGTGTCCTCACCAGGGCCTGGGAGAACCAGCCGGGCTGCCTGTCAGCGATGACCGCTTCCAGTCGAAAGAATCTCACGAGCAGGTACTGCAGAACGTCGGCGTAGTTGCGGCTTCGCCAGGTTGCCGGTGCGACCAGAGCCAGGACACCTCCCGGTTTCACTAACATCGCGGCCAGAAGCCACGATGGGACTGACAGATCGGACAGGCCCGAATATCCTCGGATCAGCGTTTGCCATACGTGCCTCTCCGAAGCCCACGGGATGCTGTCGATTGCCGCAAGTAGGCTTCGACGAGTGTCTTCCGGAGAGGCGGAGTCCAGCCCTCCGGTGCCGTTGCTCGATATTGTCTGATAGCGGACGTATGGTGGATTCGTGATCGCCAGGTCGTAGCTGGCGAGTGCCAATTGAGACCATACATCCGGGTCGAATGTGGAGCCGGTTACGACGGCCTGCTCCACCCAAGGCGACAGTTCCTTCCACGCAGCCAGTCGTTCTCCGCAGGCTTTAGCGGTCTTCTTGTCGACCTCGATAGCGTCGACGTGCTCCAGGCCAAGTCCTTGACGGAAGGATCGCTCAATCGTCGCATCGAGTAGGTCGCCAGTCCCGGCCATGGTATCAATGGCCGCTCTGCAGGTCGTAGGAATGCTGACAGCCGCCAGGAGACGAGAAAGCGGTAGTCCGGTGAAGAACTGTCCGAGCTTTTTGCGTTGGGCACTGGGCAGGCATGCCTCGTGCGAAGCGGCCCTGCTGCGAGCCAAGGACAGTGCCGAGTTGTCACACTGCCTGTTCTGCATACCTGCTGTGCCTTTCTTTGAGTCCTCGGTAGAAATCTCCCGCGTCAATCGGCACGCTCTGGCCCGCTGCAACGTAGCGCCCCACCAACCGCGAGTAGAGTCGCTGGGGTGTCGCCTCGGCCGGATCGCTCGACTTGGCAGCCTGCTTCACCAGTTCCTCTGTGACGGTCCAGACCTTGCCTTCGCGGCCATTGCTCGATGGCAGGGCCTTGCTGAGCAGAATCAAGGGGTCTCCCTTGACGGCACCGCTGGTCCTCACCTGCTTGAAGCTCGCCTGCGCCTTGTCGAGAACACTGGTGGCGGCCACATGGAAACCCGCGTCTTCGCACGCGGAACGCAGGGCGTTCCAGACGCTCGCCGATGCGGAATGGAATGCGACCGTCGCGCAGCCGTCGGGACGCAGGACTCGGTGTGCCTCTTGAAATGCTCTGCGAAGAAGCTTCTGGTAATCATCCGCCGTCTTGTTTTGGTGCGGGCTGACGATGGCCTCTTCCCTTGCGTCGGTCAATTGGCCAAGCCACGTCTCGTTGATGAAGTTCACCTCTGCGTAAGGGATGTTGCCACCAAACGGAGGGTCCGTGAACACGTAGTCTACCGACTCATCCGGCAAGTCGAGTTGGAGACATGAGGCGTTGCGAACCTTAACCAGCCCGTCGTGGCCATGCACCATCGCAAACGCTCGTTGCATCGTGCCGATCTTGCGGCGCACCCCGGAGAAGATGTTCTTCTCCACGGGCAATCCGCTGATGTAGAGCACGCCGGGCTGGGCGCTCGTCACGACCAAGTCGTCCTGGCTCTTCTTCGCCACAACCCGTGTCATCAGAGTCGAATGAGCCGCGTTGTAGCTGAGCAACCAGAACCGCAGTGATGGCCGCAACCGTTCGGGGAAGCGGCCCGTCGCTTTCCACAGCGCAGAGAACGCCAACAGGTTCCTACGCGTGTAGAATTGGTGCACGTGCGATATACCCTCATGGTAGCCGGATCGGTGAAGATCACCCCAGGGAATCGGCTGCACGGGCACAGGCCCGACGATTGCCGTGCCTTGAATCTCCTTGAACTTCCTCTGGTCGCTCGTATCTGCCGATCGTGACCACGACTTGCCATTGGTCTCGCCATACACCCACGCCTGCGCCCGACGGCGCGTTGTCCGCTCATCGCCGAGTAAGTCGTCGGCGACGGACTCCCGAACACGGGAGACCGAGTCGATGGTCGCATCCGTCCCGCAATGCGGACAACTGAAGGTGCTGGAGATGCAAGCGGGCTGGCGCGAGACGCAGGCATCCCAAAGGCTAACATGCTTGCGGCAATCCGGGCATCGCAGGAGGTCTGCCCATACGACGTAGCGAATCTCGCCCTCGTTGCCGTCCGGATCGCAGGATCGGTAGAGCCACGCCCATTCGCGGCGAACCTCGGCAAGCAACTGCTCCGCCGCCTGGCTGAATTCATCCGGATCGGGCGGGTTGCACAGCACGTCCGAGACAAAGGCCCCCAGTACGCCAAGTTCGTACAATACGGCGCGACGAGCACCCCAGCGGACTTCGAGGCCGAGCCTTTCGACTTCCTGGCGCATGAGGTCTGTGGGTTGGCCGCAGAGGACGGCTGCCAGGCCGGTCGTGCCGCTCCCCGCGAAGCCGTCCAGTACGGTTGTCCCGGGAGCCGTGTGAGCCGCTATGAACAAGGCGATGGCCTCTGGCGATATCTTGGTAGGGTATGGAAACGCGTTATACAAAGGCCCACCACGAGTAGATCGCATGGGTATGCGATATATGGCCTCATAACCAGCCCGCGTAGCCGCTTCGTGCTCATTCCTCTGTTTCGGCCGCCGATCTATATCCATATCAGTTATTGACATGTCATCCTTCTGCTTTGTTGGCTGGAATCTCCCGCAGCCACTCGTCAATTGCGTTCTTGTGGAACCTCCATCGCTTGCCAATCTTCTGGCCTGGCAGCTTGTTCTCCACCGCCAGCTTATAGAGCGTGGACTTGGAGATCTTCAAGTACTCCGCCAGTTCGTCCATGGTCATGATGTTGTCGTGTTTGGCCGCCATGGCCGCTCCTAGGGTTGCTCCATTGTAATGAACGCTAATGTCCCGGATATTATCCGTATTTCACAGATGTTCGCAAGCGAGAAATGGCGGCGACAAACCGCGAGTGTGATGCCCCCCATGCCGCAAGTCGTGTCGCAAGCCTGTCGTAAGCCAGGCGGAGGCGCAGAAAGCGAAAACAGCCGATTTTGAGACTTACGCTCGTAAGTCCTTGTGGCTACTGGGCTGGAAGTTGTCTCACGTTCCCACCCGGTGGCATCAGGCAGCGAGCTCCGGCCGCTACCTATCTGGATGCCGAGTGTGGCTGTACTCGCAAATCGCCGGGTTGGTTAACAGGTTCTTGGTATCCGGTGGGGTCTCGTGGTAGCATAACTCTCTGAGATTAGTGTTTGATAGCGGTGGCTCCCGGGGATCAGTACGGGCTGATTTCTGCTTTGACCGATTATGTTCCTAACCCGCCGTCCAGTAGTTACGTGGCGTCACCGGTCCAGCAGGCATTTCAGCAGCTCTCGCCACATCCGCCGCTGCTTGCCCCACTCAGTCTCTGCGGCAATGGGGCGTACTGTGGGCTCCCGGATGGGATCACCGCCACTGCCTACCCGCGGCAGGAAGAGGATCTGTTCCTGGATATCCGGCGCCAGGTGCAAGAGGTTCATGATCTGGGTAACCCGGGCCCGACTGACGTGCCCTAACGTCGCGATTTCCGCCTGATCCTTCACCAGTCCCTTGCGTATTAGCTCCTCACACCGGATGGCCAGGGCCATCAGCCGCGACACACGGGGCACCCGACCGGCCTCTGCGGGCTCGGGGGCCTCGTCTTCTACTACTTGTCTGAGCACCTTACGACCACGGTGCTGGCGGGCAAAATGTACCGATTGAGTGATGGTCACACCCTGCTGAGGACTACTCATGCTACTTGTTCCTTAGGCTGCTGGGCGAGCGTCTTGATGCCATTGGCCCGAAACGTAATCGACACCCGCCCTTGTTCACCATCGAATTCGACCCGCTGGACCAGTAGATGTATTACCCGCGCCTGCTCGCTCGGGCTGAGTGAAGCCCAGACCGGCTGGAACTGCTCCATGGCTGCCTGGGTCTGCTGATCGTCTATCAGTTTGGACTTGCCCCTAGCAATCTGGTCATCCAGATGACTGGCCTGCTGTTCGGCCTGACGCAGCTCGTCCTGCAAATCAGCCAGTACATCCGCGGCCCCCGTCTTGCCCACCAGTTGGCGCAGGCGCGAAGTGATTCGTTGCAGACGCCGGCCCAGAGCGTGGCGCTCTTGGGTGAGCCCTTCCAGCTTGGCCTCCTGTTCACGCTGTGTCGCCGCCAGGGCATCCTGGATGACACTGCTGTCTCGTCCGGCGAGGCGAATCTGTTCAACCACGAACCTTTCGAGTTCACCAGCAGGTACCGAGGCCGTGGGGCAACTGGCCCAGCCCTGTTTCTGGGCCGTCTGGCAGACGTAGTAGCGATACCGTTTCTCTTTACGGCTGGTAAAATGATGCGTCATGGCTCGCCCGCAGGAGCCACAGCGGACCAGCCCCTTGAGAAGGGCGGCATATTTGTTCCTGACATGGGCGCCGCCGGAGGAGCGATTGGCCCGCAAGACGGCCTGGACCTGCTCGAATACCTGCTGGTCCACGATGGCCTCCTGCTCACCCTCGTGCGTTTCGACCTTGTACTTGACCTTGCCGACGTAGGCCACGTTGGTCAGCAATCGCAGCAGGTTGGACTTGTCAAAAGGCTTGCCTCCCAACGACCTACCTTTTTGGCTCACCCAGGCTTTGCTGCGCCAGCCGCGACGGTTCAGCTCCTGGGCAGTCTGGATGAGCGAGGCCGTGCTCAGATAGAGGGTGAAGATCTCCCGGACCTGCCGGGCTTCCTCTGGGTTGACCTTCAATTTGGAGCCGCTGGGTGCCCTGTCCAGATCGTAACCCAGGATCGGCTTGCCACCGGACCATTTACCCCGTCGCCGAGCAGCGGCAATCTTGTCGCGGGTCCGCTCCGAGATAATCTCCCGTTCAAACTGGGCAAAGGAGAGCAGTATGTTGAGCGTGAGCCGGCCCATGGAATGGGTTGTGTTGAACTGCTGGGTAACCGAGACGAAGGAGATATTCTGCTTTTCAAATATCTCCATGATCCGGGAGAAATCCAGAAGACTGCGGCTAAGACGGTCCACCTTGTAGACCACCACGCAGTCCACCTTGCCCGCCTCAATATCCGCCAGCAATCGTCGCATGGCGGGCCGTTCCAAGTTGCCGCCCGTAAAGCCGCCATCGTCGTAACGCTGCTCCAGACAAACCCAGCCTTCGGCTTTCTGGCTGGCAATGTAGGCTTCGCCCGCCTCGCGCTGGGCATCCAGGGAGTTGAACTCCTGTTCGAGCCCTTCCTCGGTTGACTTGCGGGTGTAGATGGCACAGCGAATGCGGGGTCGGTTCATCGTGACTCCTTCGTCAGGTTGAAGAATCGGTAGCCACTCCAATGGGAGCCGGTGATGGCCTTGGCCACCGATGACAGCGAACGGTAGTACTGGCCCTCGTATTCAAAACCGTTGGGTAGCACCTTGACGTAGTGGCGACGCCCCTTGAAGTCGCGGGTAATGACGGTGCCGGGCATCGGCAGTCGCTCATCCTGAGCCACAGACAAAGGGGCGCTTTGGACTGTGCCAGACGCTTGTTCGACGGGCTCACGCTGCGGTGGGCGCAGTCGCAGGTCGGCATCCTGCGCCAACTCCCGCGCTCGGCGGCGGGCCCGCTCGGACAGGTCGCCCTCGGCCAAGGCCTGCACCCGCCAGGCGCAACGGCGAAAGAGCCATTGGCGATTGCCGCTGCGGGAGGGCTCACCAAAGAGTTCGGCATAGCGCTGACGCAGCTGGCCGGCGGTCATCTTGGCCAGAGCGGCCAGCTCACGTTCAACATTCGGCTCCATGGGCCTGTCCTCCGTAACATGCGCTCTCAAGGCGAGTTAACCAGTGAGCCCACTGAGCCTCTTTTCGGCGTGCGGCTCAAGGCAATTCCGGGCAGATTCTGGGGAATTTATCAGCGGGTTGCGGGTGCGGCTTTCATTCAGACGCAGCAGGCCACGAGCCAGTATGCTGGCCAGCTCGGACCGGCGTTGCTGCTCGGTCATATTGGCCGGATGGTAGGGATCGTGAATCATGCGCATACAGGTCTCCTGGTAGCGGGTGAAAACGCCCACAGTGACCTGCCCCCTGGGGACCGGGATAGACTGTCTGGCTGTTGACTATATCTGCAGGAATGGAAAAAACGTTACATACAAAAAGGCAAAAACCAGTTCAGCACATCCACTGCGGATGTACCCAGGATGACCGTCGCCTAGCGACGGTCACAATCCTCAGCTACTTATCAATTACCCGGCGAAAGTTTGAAATGGCGGTGGGGATTGAAGGATGCTGGCCCTGTTACTTGCAGACAGCACCGCAGGCTGGCCAGTGCCCAAGCGAAAAAAAAGCGAGGCAGAATGAGGAGGGGCATTCTACCTCGCCCAAAGGAGGAGGAAAATTAATCTGTCCATTATTGAAGACGCAGGCCAGGGTCGAAGGTTCGCAGAATTATGAACTAGGCCGGCAGAAGAAAGTGCCCGTCCCCCGCGTCTCACCCAGACGACATGTTTGTTACTCGTTCCGTTAGGGCCGCGAATGCAACTCACTTGTTAAATAGGAGAGGTAATTTCGGCAGAGAGTCCGAGAGTTTCGCCGGTTCGCTTTGGGGTGCGAACGCAACTCCTAGAGTTCGGTTCGCGGTCCGAAGTCTCACTATCAAAACCGAGAGCGCGGCGGTGTCGGCGTGCTTATTTGTAAGCTCTTTTGCCATAGCGACTTACGGCACAAATAAAAAAAACAGGCTCCCGCCCATTGCAGTTAACGGGTGGGAGCGTATCGCTTGTGAAAAACTCTTAAACCTCCCC